CTTAGAGTCGCTCAAGTGGCTCCGCGAGCGTCACCGTGACGAACAGGACCTGGCTTTAGCCACCACGCTTACTCCGGAACAATTCGCTCAACTGCTGACTTACATGCAGCAACTGCGCGACTGGCCGCAATCACCCGACTTTCCGGCCCTTGAGCAGCGACCGCAGCGACCGGAGTGGATTGCCACTCCCACCCAGTAAATCCAAGCAGGGCGCCTGTACTTCGACGCCCTGTAGCCCACCTTTCTACAAGCCCTGCCCCTCGCCCAATCGCCATGCGCGCGTCAGCCTGTGCCCTGTCATTCCACTGCGCAGGCACAACCCATGGCCGATTACCTTCATGGGGTGCGGGTCCTCGAACTCAACGACGGCACCCGCCCCATTCGCACGATCCCCACTGCCGTTATCGGCTTGGTGTGTACCGCCGAAGACGCGGACGCGGCATTCTTTCCGCTGGATACGCCAGTACTGATCACCAACGTGCAAACCGCTGTCGGCAAAGCCGGGGTCAAAGGCACCCTCGGTGCCAGCCTGCAAGCCATTGCTGATCAGACCCGGCCCTACGCCATTGTGGTGCGGGTCGAGCAAGGCGCGGATGAGGCTGCAACCACCAGCGCGCTGATCGGCACCACCACAGCCGACGGCAAATACACCGGCATGAAAGCCCTGCTCGCGGCCAAAGCTCGACTGGGTATGGTGCCGCGCATTCTGGGTGTGCCTGGCTTGGACAGTTTGCCGGTGGCCACCGCATTGGCGAGCATTGCCCAGCAGCTGCGCGCTTTCGCCTATGTCAGTGCCTGGGACTGCAAAACCAAAGAAGAAGTGGTCGCCTACCGCGAGAACTTCGGCGCCCGTGAGGTCATGGTGATCTGGCCGGACTTTCTCAACTTCAACATTGCCACCAGCAGTACCACAGTCGCTTCAGCTGTGGCCCGTGCATTGGGCTTGCGCGCCAGGATCGATCAGGAGGTGGGCTGGCACAAAACCCTGTCCAACGTCGCGGTCAACGGCGTCACCGGTATCAGCGCCGATGTGTTCTGGGATCTGCAAAACCCGGCCACCGATGCCAACTACCTCAACAGCAACGAAGTCACCACCCTGATCAACGAGGGCGGCTATCGCTTCTGGGGTAGCCGCACCTGTTCCGATGATCCGTTGTTTGCCTTTGAAAACTACACCCGCACCGCGCAGATCCTCGCCGACACCATGGCCGAAGCGCATAGGTGGGCGGTGGACAAACCCATGCACGCCTCACTGGTGCGCGACATTGTCGAGGGGATCAACGCCAAGTTTCGCGAGCTGATCTCCCAGGGCTATTTGATGGGCGGCAGTTGCTGGTTTCCGGACGACATCAACGACAAAGACACGCTCAAGGCCGGCAAGCTCTACCTCGATTACGACTACACCCCGGTGCCGCCGCTGGAAGACCTGACCCTGCGTCAGCGCATCACCGACCGCTACCTGATCGACTTCGCCAGCAAGATCAACCGTTAACCGGAGAACATCACCACGGCCCTGCCCCGCAAGCTGAAAAACCTCAACCTGTTCAACGACGGCAACAGCTACCTGGGTGTGGTCAAGTCCGTCACTTTGCCCGCGCTGGCCCGCAAGATGGAAAGCTATCGCGGCGGCGGCATGAACGGCGGCGTCAAGGCCGACCTGGGCATGGCCGACGATGGCCTGCAGTTCGACTGGAAAACCGGTGGCCTGGATCTGATCTCGCTGAAACAGTTCGGTGCGGTCAACGCCTCAGCCGTCGCCCTGCGTTTTTCCGGCTCGTTCCAACAGGACGACACGGGGGAAACCAGCACCGTGGAAATCGCCGTGCGCGGGCGCCATGAGTCTATCGAAATGGGCGATGCCAAGGCCGGTGATGACACCGAACACGGCATCAAAACCACCTGCACCTATTACAAGTTGACCGTCGATAACGAGGAAATCATCGAGATCGATCTGCTCAACTTTATCGAGAAAGTTGGCGGCGTCGACATGCTGGAAAAACAGCGCAGCGCCATCGGCATATGACTGCATTAACCCCTTCCCCCGGAGCCTCACATGAAAACCCATGACACCGCTGAAACCCTGCCCACCGCCGATGACAACTGCGTCACCCTCGACCAGCCGATCAAACGCGGCACCAGTGAAATCACCAGCATTACCCTGCGCAAACCCTCGTCGGGAGAGTTGCGCGGGGTGTTGCTGATCGACCTGCTGAACATGGACGTATCCAGCCTGATCAAGGTGATCCCGCGTATCAGCAGCCCGGGCATTACTGCCCCGGAAGCGGCCAGCATGGACCCTGCCGACCTGCTGGCCGTCGGCAGCAAGATCGCCGGTTTTTTGTTGCAGAAGTCGGCGAAGGCGGATGTATTCCTCGTTGCGTAGAAGACGCCATGGCTGACCTGGCTGTGGTGTTTCACTGGGCGCCGGCTGATATGAATCAGTTGGGCCTGCAAGAGCTGATGGACTGGCGCGAACGGGCCAGGGTGCGGAGTTCCACCGATGGCGAATGATCTAAGACTCAGGGTACTGCTCACCGCCATCGACAAGGCCACCGCGCCTTTGCGCAGCATTCAGGGCCAGTCCGCCAAAGCGGCTCGGGCGCTCAAAGCCGCACGCGACAGCCTCAAAGGCTTGGGCGCAGCACAGAAGCAAGTGGGTGAATTCCGCCAGCTTAAACAGGGGCTGGCCAACACCAGTGCCGAACTGTTGGCCGCACGCAACAAAGCCCGCGAGCTGGGTCGGCAAATGGCCCTGACCACCACGCCGACCCGTGCCATGCAGCGCGAATTCGACAAGGCCAGGCGCTCACTGCAGCAGCTAAAGCAGCAGGAAATCAGCCAGAACCAGCAGCTCAATCAACTGCGCCAACGCCTGAAAGCAGCCGGGGTTGATACCCGTAATCTGAGCGAACATGAACGCCGGCTGAAACAACAAATGGCCGATGCCAATCGCCAGATCGACACCCAGCGCCGACGGCTGGAAACCCTGACCAAACAACAACAGCGCATGACCCGAGCCAGCAGAGCCTATCAGCAGGGCCAGCAACTGGCGGGCAACTTTGCAGCCAAAGGTGCTGGCAGCATGGCTATGGCCTACGGCATTGGTCGCGGGCTGTACGCGCCCTTGAAGGAAGGCAAGCACTTCGCCCTGGAAGAGCAACGGGTTGCGGCGCTGGGCCTGGGCAAAGAGGACACCAGTAAAGCGATCAACTTCGCCAAGCAAATGAAAACCTACGGTACCAGCGTCACTGAAAACCTCACGTTGGTGCGTGACGCCATGACCGTGTTTGCCGACGAACACGAAGCCGAAATGGTCGCCCCGACCCTGGCCAAAATGAAGTTCGCCAACAACGCCATGTTTGGCGAAGAGCAAGGCGCTGATAACGAGCGCAAGTTTATGGACATGCTCAAGGTCATCGAGATGCGCGGCGGGCTGGCCAGTAAAGAGGCATTTATTAGTCAGGCCAACACTGTGCAGCGCACCCTCACGGCCACGGGTGGCCGGGTCGGGCCGAACGAATGGCTAAACGTGATCAAAACCGGTGGCGTTGCGGCTAAAGGCATCAATGACGAAGCGTTTTACTACCAGATGGAGCCTATGGTGCAGGAAATGGGCGGGCACCGCGTCGGTACCGCGATGATGAGCGCCTACTCCAACATCTATCAGGGCAAAACCACCAAGCGCGCTGCCAACAACATGGAGAGGCTCGGCCTAATCGACCCGAAAAAGGTCAAGCATGACAAAGCCGGTCAAATTGCCTTTCTCGATGTGGGAGCCATCAAGGGCAGCGAGCTGTTCCGGGAAAACCAGTTTGAATGGATGGAGAAAATCCTCCTGCCGCAGCTGGCCGCCAAGGGCATCACGGACAAGAACAAGGTACTGGATACCATCGGCAGCATTTTTTCCAACCGCACGGCCTCTAACCTGTTCGCGCAGATGTACCTGCAACGCTATCAGATCCATAAAAACGCCAGGCTCAACGCGGGTGCCGATGGCATCGACCAGTTGTACGACAAAGCCGTAGATAGCACACAGGGCAATGAGCTGGAGGTGCTCGCGCAAAAGGCCAACGCCTACCGCGAAATGAGTGAAGCCATCCTCCCCACTTATTTTAGTGCGCTGAAAAGCATTACCGATGCCATCAAAGAGCTGACTGCCTGGATAAAAGAAAACCCTGCTGCCGCAGCCGCTCTGTTGAAAATGGTAATGATCGTAGGGGTAATGGCCGCCACATTTGGCACACTGGCGCTGACCCTCGCCAGCTTGATCGGCCCCTTTGTGGTGTTGCGCTATGGCATGGCGATGTTTGGGATCAAAGGCGGCGGCATTCTGAAGCTTTTCAAAGGTTTGTTATCAACGCTGATCGGGCTCGCCCGTAATGCCCTACCGGTGCTGGCTCAAGGTTTACGGATGCTGATCGGTCTGATGGGCGGTGCCTTGATCACCGCGCTGCGCTCGGTGGGCATTGCGCTGTGGGCACTGGCCGCCAACCCGGTTGTTCTGGCCATTGGTACCGTGATCGCCCTACTCGCCGGGGGTGCGTATCTGATCTACAAAAACTGGGATGCGGTCAAAGGCTACTTCGACCGCTCCTGGACAGAAATCAAAGCGGGATTTGACGGAGGTGTGGGCGGCATTGTTACGGTGCTGGCGAACTTCAATCCGGTCGGGCTGATGTACCAGGCCTTTGCCGGAGTGCTGAGTTACTTGGGCATCGACCTGCCCAACCGCTTTACCGAGTTTGGCAACATGATCGTCAATGGCTTGGTCAACGGGCTTTATGCGGGGCTGGGCAAAATCAAAACCGCCATCAACAACATCGGCGACTCGACCATTGCCTGGTTCAAGGAAAAGCTCGATATCAACAGCCCGTCGCGGGTGTTTGCGCAACTGGGCAACTTCACGATGGAGGGTTTGACGCTGGGCCTGGTAGATGGCGGCAAAGGCCCGCTGAACGCCATCAGCCAGCTCAGCAAACAACTGACCGCCACCGGTGTTCTTGCCCTCGGCACTCTGAGCACCCCGGCGCTGGCCGTGGATATGCGCCCACCGATCAGCCCGACTGCAGCACCAGGCTACGCCAGCAATGACCATTACGAAATCAATATCCACCCCGCGCCCAACATGGATGCCCAGGCAATCGCCCGAGCGGTACGAACCGAACTGAGCCGGATCGATAACGAAAAGTCGGCCAGGTGCCGCAGTAAACTCTCTGACCTGGACTAATCACCATGATGCTTGCCCTTGGCATGTTCGTGTTCAGCCTCTCGACCGCCGCCTATCAGGAGCTGCAGCGTCAGACCGAATGGCGCCACGCCAGCAACAACCGCATCGGCGCGGCGCCCGCTCGCCAGTTCATGGGCCGTGGCGACGACGCCATCACCCTCCCCGGCATCATCTTTCCTGAGCTGGCGGGCAGCACCCTCTGCCTTGATGCCTTGCGCCTGATGGCGAACACCGGCAAGGCCTGGCCGATGGTCGAGGGCAGTGGCCGGATTTATGGCCTGTGGGTGATCGAAAGCCTGAGTGAAACCAGGACCCTGTTTTTTCGCGATGGCACGCCACGGCGTATTGAGTTCAGCCTGAGCCTCAAGCGTATCGACGATGACCGCATCGACTTGCTGGGCGCCGGTACCAACATCGGCGCCAATATCCTGCGAGGTTTGCTGTGATCGAGCCTGCGTTTTCCAAGGTCACCGGATATCTCAGGGACAACGCCTACCCCGTCCCGGCGTTCCGCCTGACCGTTGACGGCCTCGACATTGCCCACGTTATTAGCCCACGGCTGATGAGCCTGGAGCTGACGGACAACCGGGGGGTCGAAGCGGACCAACTGAGCCTTGCCCTCAGCGACCACGACGGGTTGCTGTCGATCCCGCCCAAGGGCGCAGTGCTAAGGCTGTGGCTCGGCTGGAGCGACACCGGCCTGGTGGATAAAGGCAGTTACACGGTCGACGAAACCGAACACAGCGGCGCGCCGGATGTACTGAATATTCGTGCCCGCTCGGCAGACTTGCGCAAGGGCCTGAAAAGCAAACGCGAACGCAGCTGGAGCAACACCACCCTCGGTGAGGTGCTGGGCGATATCGCCACCGGCAACGGCCTGACGGCGACGGTGGCCAGTGGGCTTGGCGGGTTGCCCATTCAGCAGCTCGACCAGGCCAATGAATCAGACGCCAACCTGATCAGCCGCCTGGGCGAAGAATTTGACGCGGTGGCCAGCATCAAGGCGGGTTGCCTGCTGTGCCTGCCCGCAGGCGGTGGCAAGACCACCAGTGGCCTGAAGCTGCCCCATATCACCCTCACCCGCGCCGAGGGCGACCAGCACCGTTATCTGCAGGCTGACCGCGACAGCTACGACGGCGTGCGGGCGTACTACTACGACATCAACAGCGCCAAAAAACAGGAGGTCATTGCCGGTGGTGGCGACAACCTCAAGGACCTGCGCCACAGCTACAGCGATCAACAGTCGGCACTGCGCGCCGCCCGGGCCGAGTTCAAGCGTCTGCAACGGGGCAGTGCCACGCTCAGCTACACCCTGGCCATAGGCCGGGCAGACATGATCCCGGAGCTGACGTATACGCTGCAGGGCGTAAAGGCGGAAATCGACGCGATCATCTGGTACGGCGGCAACGTGCAACACAGCCTAACCGCCGATGGTGGCTACACCGTGAGCCTGGCGCTGGAATGCACGTTACCGGACGATGGCGTTGAGGATCTGGTTGAAGATCATCAGGGGGAGCACACAGGGGTGATTGCGTATTACCGCGAGCTGAAAACCGGCAAGCAAAGGTCAGTGACTGCGGGAGATCAGGCCAAACCGAAACGGCTGCTTTACCTGTACGCCAGCAAGGAGACCGCCAGGCGGGCGGTGGATCGGGAGTGGGCGCGGATACAACTGGTAACTGACTGACGGGTTTGCTGGCGATAGCCTAATCACATAAGCTATCAAGCATGAACACACACCACTTGGAGGCAGTCATGGCCACCACCCATAAAGTCGAAAAGCCACGCAAAAAGGTCATCAGCCACGAGCTGACTTACCTCGACGTGCGCAAAGCCGCCCGTGACGGGCAAAAGGCATTCGATGCATTCGTTCTTACCGGCAAACTGCCTGTAGCCCCCACTACTGACAAGTAGGTTCTGATGCCTGCTGTCAAAGTCTCGACACTTTTCAAAACGCTGGATGACTGGGAAAATTACGCCGCACACTTTTATAACTATAAAGTGTGCGGTGACTTGCCCGGCATTTTCGGCCGCGATGAAAGACTCGATTTGGCAAGCATCTGGCATATCCACCTGGCCAACACGCTGGATATCCAGCACCTCTGGGCCAAACAGAAAAGCCAGTACTACCGCACCACCCGCCTCAATGACCCTGACAACGATATTTGGCTAATCTATGCCCATGATGAGTATCGGGATGAGTACCTGTTGCTGACGATTGTTGGCCCCGACGCTCATAATCGAAAAGAGTGGGGTTCTTATCTGCGTACTATTCACAATCAGATTGTCGAACCCTGGCTGGTGGGCAAGCTGGTTTATCCGGATATTGATGATTAGGTAGCGTGCTCTGCAGGCTAAAAAGGCGTGGTCATTACCCAGGCCTTTTTTATGTCCACCGGCATCTATCAATGCGCTGATCACATGGGAGAGGCAAAAAACCAGGCACCCATGCCGTCTATTTTCTGGACACTGAGTTTGACGCTGCCATAAATATGCTCTTTCCCGGCAAACATCTCCGGCATCCCGCGAAAAACGTCTCTGAACTCCGCAGCCGGAGCGGCAGCGGCTAATGCTGCACTTGCGATTCTGAGGATTTCCATGCCCGAAATTCGTGTTCCATCACCCGATCCTATGACCGTAATTTCAGTAACATGCCCATTAACTTTTGAGACAGCCACGATTAACACTGTATATTTTCCAAGGGGGATTTTTAAAACATTATGAACAGGACCTTCAACAACCCCTTCAGCATGGGCACGATACTTAACATTCACACGCTTGAAAATTTTATTCAAACGCGCAACGTAGACACTTGGCGTAACCTCTAGAGATTTTATCTTTTCAACAGCAACAGATTGTTCAACAGTAACATCGGGTGCCTCAACGTTCGCAAGTACTGCAGGGTCAGACACAGCTTTTTGCACTGCCTGGACAGGTTCTTTTTCCTTTGGAGCGATAACCCCCAATGCAATAGCAGATGCAACAACCAATATACCTGCTAAAACACCTGCGCAACTCCCCATAAAATGACGAACAAACCACCCATAGCCCTTTCGCCCCAACCTTAGCGCACTCCATCGCCAAGTCCCTATACACGCAGCAATAAAGCCGACAGAAACAATAAAGTCCATATCCCCTGCCCCATCCCCAAAAATCGCCAAATTTTCCGATAATGCGCAGCCACCAAGGAAGCCCAAGGAATACTTGGGCGAAAGACCTTCTGAAGGTCAGCCTGAGGTAGCTGCAATCACCTCCGCCACCCGTCGAATATACCGCCGATCAAGTTCGGACATTTCCCTATAAAGGGTAAGCAATATCCTCTCTTCATCATTTAGTAATTCAGTTTCGATGGCGTCTTCATTTGTCTTGCTGTCGTTAAACTTGGATGTGTCCGACATGCTCACTTCTCCATTGATCGCATAGTCGGGGGGACGGTAACGGGGTAATCGTCGAAGTTAAGCGAGGCAAATACGCAGTTACCTGAAGGGCTATTCTTTTTCTTTAGCAGACATCGCCCACATGGCACTTACGATTCGATGAACCGCGGCCTGATCGGCTTCGGGTAATGCCCTGTATTGATTGACCAGTTCGTCTTCTGCAGCGGTAAAGCCTTCTACAACCTTTGGGGTCATCACACCTGTGACCACATAAAGGATGTCGACCCCTTTTTCAGCCACGGCCGCGAGGTAAGCCGCGTCGGGACTACGGTCACCTTTTTCGTAGTTGTACTGGCTGTTTTTCGATGCTCCAGCGACTGCCGCAAATTCAGTCTGGCTGAATCCTAAACGTTCACGCTCTTCTTTGAGGCGCTCACCAATTCCCACAATCGTCTCCCATTTGACTTTACAATCCCACATTTATGGGAAATAATTCGTCTGTCATCACACTAAATCACACGATCAGAGACTATGCCGAACGCATCCCATTTTGAGCAAGCCTGCCTGGAGGCCCGTGAGCATCTGGGGCGACTGGGTATTACGACCAAAAAGTGGGCAGAACAACATCGATTCAACCCTTCTACGGTGTACGCGGTGCTGAACGGACAGAAAAAGTGTTTGCGCGGCGAAGCGCACCGGGCAGCGGTGTTGCTCGGGATCAAAGATGGCGTGATTGCAGACTAAGGCCCCAGGCGCGAAGGAGAAACCAGAAGATGAACCGCTCAGTTCTAACGACGCGTAAGGATGTTGTCAGTGCTGTGATCTGTCATTACGCCGGCGGACGGGAGTCAGCCGCCCATGACCTTGGCATGAGCCTGAAGAAGTTTGATAACCACGCCTATGAGAATGCCGGCAGTCGCCCGCTGACCGACGAGCATATAGTCAAACTTGAGCGCCAGGCAGGGACGACCTTTCTGGCCAGTTATATCGCCCGGCTATACGGCGGTCTGTTTGTGCCGCTGGCTGTACCTGAAACGCTGGATAACGTGGAGCTATTCAACCGCAGTGTCCATACCGCCGCCATGCGCGGCTGTGTCGATCAGATCATTGCCCGGGCGCTGGATGATGGCGTGATCAAGCAGCATGAAGCACACGCTATCACCGGCGCACTGAGCCGCTATCTGTCGGCCCGGTATGCCGAGGTGCTGGCAACCATTGAGTTGTACAACGCTGGGGCCAACCGATGAGTACTTACAAACTGGTGTGCCCCCACTGCCTGTCCCGCATGCGAATTCGCACCAGCGAAGGCACGCATATCTTTCTGCGCGTGGCCTATCTGCAATGCACGAACGAGGCCTGCGGCTGGTCGGTACGCGCCGAGTTTGAAATGACCCATGAAATGAGCCCCAGCGGCATGGCCAACCCCACGGTCAAGCTGCCAATTGCCACTGTTGCCCAACGCCGCGCGGCGATGGCAGCCGTTACCGATCAACCCGACCTGCTGGAACCACTGGAAACGGAGCATGCGCTATGAGTACAGCAACCCATCTCGATCAACAGGAATACGAGGCCTGCATGCAGTTGGCGGCTCTGTGCTTTCTGCAGCGCCATCAGGCTGAGTATCTGGGTAATGACCCATTACTGTTTTGCCGGGCGGTGCAGCATTTGACCGCCAGCCTGGAGGTGCCGCTGCACAGGGCTGAAAAACTGGTTGCCCGTGCTTATGGCGAGTTGAAGTGCAGCAGGGATCATCATCAGCTGGATGTTGAAGCCAGTTCCACCACGGTCGCCGTGGTGACCGATCCCTCCAGCGGCCTGGCCTGGGCGGTTCCGGTCAATCTGATTTATGAACGCATCATCAATGCAACGGATAACCGCCGGCTGCGCCTCGTTACGCCCTAACCCTTAAGCGCCCTTCTCCTGACCTGTGTGCAATGGGTTTGGGTGAGCTACGCCCGAATTCCGGGGTGGATGGTCCAATTCGATGAATATGGCACTTGATTTACGCACCGAGGTGCTGCGGCGTCTGGAGCTGCACTACGGCCTGAAACGCCGCCCTAACACCGATTACTTGCGCGGTGGCAAGTGCCCGGCGTGTGGCAGGAATGAGCTGTATGCGCATTACGCCAACCCTTGGCTGATTATGTGCGGGCGTGAGGGTAAATGCTCGCAAAGCTGGCATGTCAAAGAACTCTATGAGGACTTGTTTGATGACTGGAGCAAGCGTGCGCCGGCCACGGATCAGCACCCTGATGCAACGGCACGCGCTTATCTGGAGTTTGCCCGTGGTTTTCGCTTTGAGCTGATTAAGGGCTGGTTTACCCAGGACGCCTTTTACTCGGCACAGCACAACGCCGGCAGCGCAACGGTGCGTTTTGCCCTGGAGAAAGGGGGTTATTGGGAACGCCTGATTGACCGCCCGCACCGCTTCGGCAAACAGAAGGCACGCTTTAAACAGGGTGAAAGCTATAAAGGTGTGTGGTGGTGCCCGCCCTGTGTCGACCTGCTGGAGGTCAAAGAGCTGTGGATCGTTGAGGGGATTTTCGATGCCATTGCCTTGGTGCATCACGATATCGCGGCGGTGTCGGCCATGTCGTCGAACGCCTTCCCTGAAGCCTCCCTTAAAGAGCTGTCACGGCAGCGCGGTGGCAAGTTGCCGAAGCTGATTTGGGCACTGGACAACGAGCCTGGCGCGCACCGCTACACCAAGCGCTGGGTGCGCATGGCTCGCGACTTGGGGTATGTCTGCGAAGCGGCACAAATCCCGCAGCCCGACAGCCGCAAGCTGGACTGGAATGATCTGCATCAGCGCTGGGTGGTGATTGAGGCCCTGAATAAACGAGCGGAGCGCGTCAGTAAAGACCTCACCCTGGCCCGTTATCACGGTTCATTGTTGATTGCTCAAAGCGCGGCCGAGAAAGGCGCGCTGATGTACGAATGGCGTGAGCTTCACGAATTCCATTTTGAGTATGAGAACCGGCTGTACTGGTTTCAGATGGATTTTGACAAGTTCAACCGAGCCATGCTGGCGTTGGAGACCTCAGAGCGTGAGGCAGACCTGCAACTCAACGATCGCCAGCGACGTGACAAAGCCTTGCGCCAATGCGGTGGTGTGGTGGAAATCTGTGATTGCTACCCACAAGCCCTGTATTTCCAGAAAAACGAAATAACGGATGAGTCCTGGTACTACTTCCGGGTGGACTTCCCCCACGACGGCCCCAGCGTTAAGGGGACCTTCACCGGCAGCCAGGTATCTACCGCCCCGGAATTTAAAAAGCGGCTGCTGAGTTTGGCGGCCGGGCCGTTTTATACCGGCAATAGCAAGCAACTCAACAAAATCATGAAGGACCAGCTTTTTGGCCTGAAAACGGTCGAGACCATCGACTTTATTGGTTACAGCAAACAGCACGGTTGTTATGTCTTTGCCGATATCGCCGTGCGCAACGGGGTTTTCAGTCAGGTCAACAAGGAGGATTACTTCGAGTTCGGCAAGCTGCGTTTGAAGACACTGCAAAAGTCCAACCCGATGCATATCCAGCGCGATGCCAAGGAGTACCGCGAGGACTGGCTGGCGATGCTGTGGACGTGTTTCGGGGCCAATGGCCTGGTGGCGCTGACGTTCTGGTTTGGTTCGCTGTTCGCCGAGCAGATCCGGGCGCAGTACAAGTCGTTTCCGTTTCTGGAGGCCACGGGCGAAGCCGGTGCCGGCAAAACTACCCTGCTGACTTTCCTGTGGAAGCTGCTGGGACAGGAGAAGGAAGGGTTTGACCCGTCCAAATCCACCCGCGCAGGCCGTCAGCGGGCGATGGGGCAAGTGTCGAATATGCCGGTGGTGTTGATCGAGGGCGACCGTAACGAGCCGGACAAGCTGCATGCCAAGGGCTTTGACTGGGACGAGCTGAAGGAGTTTTTCGGCGGCGGCACCCTGGGTACCAAGGGCATGAAGACCAGCGGTAACGAGACTTACGAGCCGCCATTTCGCGCCACCATTGCGATCAGTCAGAACGCGGCTGTCAGCGCGTCTGAAGCGATCCTGACCCGTATCGTCAAACTGCATTTTGCGCGCCCTGCGGTGACCACCGAGAGCCGTATTGCTGCCGACAATTTGAACCAGATCCCGGTCGAGCAGTTGAGCCACTTTCTGCTCAAGGCCTTGCGGGCCGAGCCGCAGGTCATGGCCAGGTTTGCCGAGCGGGTGGTGGTGCATGAAGAGCGTCTGCGCAAGTTCAAGGACATCCGCGTGGAGCGGATTATCAAAAACCACAGCCAGATGCTGGCCCTGCTCGATTGCCTGCGCCTGGTGTGCCCACTGGATGAAAACCAGCTGGCCACCACGCAGCAGCGACTGGTGACGATAGCCCTTGAGCGTCAATCGGCTATCAGTGCCGATCACCCGCTGGTGGCGGAGTTCTGGGAGGTCTACGACTACCTCGAAAGCCTGGGCGAAGGGCCGCAGGTCAATCACAGCACCGACCCGAAACTGATCGCCATCAACCTCAACGAATTCGCCGAAAAGGCCGGCGAGCATCGCCAGAACCTGGCCGACCTCAAAACCTTGCGCGCTCTGCTGGGCGACTGCCGCAGCCGCAAGCTGGTGGAAACCAACAAGCCAACCTACAGCGCCGTGCGGGCGGCGCAGGCGGCGGGAAACCCTTTGTTCGATAAACCCAAAACCGTGCGCTGCTGGGTGTTCCAGAGCGCTTTATCGCCAAAAAAAGAGGAGTAGCGGCATGCAAGAGACCCCCAAGGCTGGAGCATCCCCGATATGAAGACGATTTTGGTACTCATGGCCCAATATGATGGTCAGGTGGTGATCCCGCTGGATAAGGTATGCAAAGATTATTTCACTCATCTGACCCCTGACATGTTCCAGCGCAAGGTTCTGGCGGGCCAGATCAAGATCCCCATAACCCGACTGGAGGCGAGTCAGAAAAGCGCCCGAGGCGTCCATATCACCGACCTTGCCCACTATCTGGACGCGCAGCACGAAGCAGCAATGAAAGAATGCCTTCAGCTCAACGGCGCCCGGCGAAGCCGTTGAACTACTTCAAGGTTCTGGCGCCCAGTTTCACGGGCGCCATCAGGACTTTTGGATACCACTTCCAGCCTGCATAGGCATCGCCACGCCCGCGCAGATGGGTATAGCGACGCATCGAGTTCCAGTCACGGTGCCCGGAGACGCTGGCCACCCTGGGAATATCCCAGTCCATTTCGAAGAGGCGGCTGACGCCGTCATGGCGCAGGTCGTGAAAGTGCAGATCCTTAATGCCGAGAAGTTTGCAGGCCCGGGTCCATGAAGTGGAGATGGATTCGGCGCTGTAGGGGAAAATTTCCTCCAGTGCTTTGGGCATTGTCTGAATAATGGCCAAGGCTTCTGGCGGCAAATGGCACCAGACGTCGTTGCCCATTTTTTGCCCGGGATTTTTCATGTCGCGTATCAGAACCCGAGAGTCCTCCTCGTCCAGATCGGCCCACTTGATCCGGGTGATCTCTTCCTGACGCCGTGTCGAGAACAAGGCAAATGCTGTCATCTTGAGCATATTGATCGAAGTCGGGCGCCTGTCCTGAATCGATTGGAAGTGCTCCAGCAGCCTGTCCAGCTCATCCAGCGTCGGGCGGCGGTCACGTTCGCGGCTGCGCATGTTGTAGCCCAACTTGCGCAAGACTTTGCGGACATTGCCCATGACTTGAGGGTCGACCTCATAGCCCCATGCCGGGCGCGCAATCGAAAGCACAGCCCCAAGGTGCGCCAGATCATTGCCAGCGGTCTGAGGCAGCACCCCGCCGCCCTCTGGCCCCATTCGCCAGACCGCGTACTCAACCAGAATCTGGCAACTCAAGTCCTGGTCACTCACCGCGCCCAGGTAGGACTCGCTGATGGCTTTGAGGGTGGCCAGCTTGGTTTTTCCCAGGCCACGGGCTTTTTCCATTTCGACCATGTATCGATCGATCATTTCTTTAACCGTGGCGCCTATCCGGTTTGCCCGCTCGATCGCGCCGGGTTGATCCAGTTCGGCTTCACGCTTGCGAAACCATGCTTGGGCGGCCTGTTTTCGGGCGAAAGTCTGGCTCTCTTGATAGACTTGCGCCCCTTCACGAATCAGGCGTATTTGAGCCGTGTAACTGGTGCTGCCGTCGGTGCGTTTGCGCGCTCTGATCGTGGCCATGGTCAACTGGTACAATTCGAAATCGAGATGGTACATTGTACCAGTGACATGCAAAAAACGCCCTTTTACCCCC